TCTGCATCATACGGGTTCATAGAGACAGGCAGGTTGCGCAATCCCTCTTGGTATCGCTTATAAATTGCGCGCTTCTGTGTGATATGTTCCTCCAGATGGGGGTATTGACCACGCACAACACCCGCGATCACATTGCTCATGCGGTAGTTGTAACCGAGCTCCTCATGCTGATACCAAGGCGCGTTCTCGCGCGACTGCGTGGACCATTTTCTGGCTTTGTCCGCCGCTTCCTTGTCGTCAGTCAGCAACATGCCGCCGGCCGAGCCGGTGATGATCTTGTTGCCATTGAACCAAGTAAAAGCTTGAAGCAAAATCTTTACGGCCATCTATATATTGTGTTCATGAGATAAGTTTGAATCTAAATATGGTATTTTATAAATCTTAACTCCAACTTCTTGAGAAAAAGTTTGAAGCAAGCAGCCACATTTGCCGCATACAGGAAAAGACCTCTCTGCCGTATTATAGGCAAAGAGGTCTTATTACTTTACATATAAGAAAAGCCTTGATATTATTCAGGAAATTGAATATAATATTGATAACACATAATAGAAGGTGTTTTTATGAAATACTTATCAACAACACAAGCCGCAGAACTCTGGGGGCTTTCTTCAAGGCGTGTTGCTCTCTTGTGCGAACAGGAACGGATTAAGGGTGCACAAAAAGCAGGAAATAATTGGATTATTCCAGAAACCGCGCATAAGCCGTTCGATGCAAGAATCAAAAGCGGAAAATATGTACAGGCCACAAAGGAGGGCAACAACTATGACTGAACAAGAATTGTCGGTTATCTTGGCTGCCGGTGAAAACCGTGTCGTTGAGTTTAAGAAATCCACAACAGATATTACCAAAGATGTCTATGAAACCGTGTGCTCTTTTTCCAACCGGGACGGTGGAGATATTTTCCTTGGCATTAAAGATGATGGGACAGTATTAGGCATAGATCCGTCCAGCGCAGATAAAATCAAGAAAAATTTCGTTACTTCTATCAATAACTCGCAGAAAATGTATCCGCCGCTCTATCTTCAACCAGAAGATATCCTTTATAACGGTAAACTGCTGATTTATATTTGCGTACCTATCGGTACACAGGTCTACCGCTGTAGTGGACGAATTTATGACCGCAATAACGATTCCGACGTGGACATCACTGATACTGCAGAACTCGTCTATAAGCTATACGCAAGAAAGCAAGGGTCATATTTTGTCAATAAGGTATTCACTGGGTTCGGTCTTGATACACTGCGCCCGGACATCATCGAACGTGCCAGAAAGATGTCCCGTATCCGTAATAATAATCACCCGTGGCTTACAATGTCAGACGAAGAACTTCTGCGGAGTTCAGGCCTTATTTTGACGGATACGGATAAAGGTGAAGAAGGTATCACGCTTGCCGCTATTTTGTTATTTGGAAAAGACTCAACAATTATGGCAGCTTTGCCACAGCATAAGACGGATGCTATATTCCGTGTAGAGAATGTTGACCGCTACGATGACCGTGATGTAATTATCACAAATTTGTTTGATACTTTTGACCGTCTAATGGATTTTGGGAAGAAACACTTGAACGATCCGTTTATTCTTGAAGGCGTACAGGCTATCAGCACACGGGATGCTATTTTGCGCGAGATTTTCTCCAACAGTCTTGCTCACCGCGACTATTCCACCGGCTATGTTGCAAAGTTTGTTATCGAAAAAGGCAGAATGTTTACCGAGAACGGAAATATTGCACATGGCAGCGGCGTTTTGAGTCTTGCGCAATTCCAGCCATATTCAAAGAATCCACCAATCGCAAAGGTGTTCAGAGAAGTATCTCTTGCTGATGAACTTGGCTCCGGTATGAGAAACACCTATAAATATACAAAGCTCTATTCCGGTGGCATCCCTGAATTCATCGAAGGCGATGTGTTCCGGACAATCATTCCGTTGTCTGCTGTTGCTACTGAGAAGGTAGGGCCAGTAATTGAAGTTGATAGTGGTATCCACCAAGAAAACCACCAAGAAAACCACCAAGAAAGTATATCAGATAAATTATTGGATTTTTGCATCGAACCAAAATCCAAGAAGGAAATCGCAACATTTTTAGGATATAAAGATTTACGGAATTTTACCATCCGGTATTTGAATCCGTTAATAGAATCAGGAAAAATCAGAAGAACCGTTTCAAGCAATCCTAAAGATCGCAATCAAAAATATATCAAAGTATAAAAACAAGTATTCGAAAATTACAGAATTTGCAAGCGCTCAAGACTCCATTATTTAAAACTCAAATTCGAGTTATCTCGTTTTCTGTTTGAACACACCAGTCAGTCTTGTTGATCACCCGGAGCATTGCCTCATGATCAATAACAAAACTTCTATTTGAAAGATACAGTACCCAAAATAGTTATTAAGTACCTTTGAGTAAGACTTTTATGCTATCGTCGGTAATGATAACTTTCTCCACTCTTTTTTGACATTCCGCCGCGCTGTATCCCCCGTTTCCCAGCGCGACCGCAATTTCGCAGTAGATTTGTCCTTCGCGTATGGAATAGTATCGGCAACCCTTTCCGCAGCTCCATGCTATCTGACGACCATCACGGCATTTAAGGCTTCTCGGCACGCATGGCGCGCCGCAGTATCCGCAAAACACTTTTCCGGAGAGGTTGAAATAGGCTTTTGGGGAATTTGGAGCATGTTTTTTCGATCTATTTTCCACATGTTTCTTTGTTTTATTTTTCTCGCATTTATTTACTTTTCGTTCCATCCGCTGCTGTGCGCTTTCTGCAAGCCTCCTTTGCACCCGCTCCCAGACCTTCCTGCTGATGATTCTTTTATGCGCATGTTTTATGTAATAGCTCTTATAAGCGACGTTCTTTTGGGGCTTTTTTGTGAGATAGTCCAGAGGCGCTCTTTTCTGCAAAAGCATATCCCCCGCATAGCGTTCGTTTCTTAAAATACGTAATAATGTTGAGGCGTCAAAGGGCAAACCGCAATAAAGCCGTTTGGCATTTCGCGCGGTCAGTTCCTCGGCAATCGCATGCAGGCTCGCCCCGTCGGCATAACGGGTAAAAATCAACTTGGGAATCCATGCCTCCTGATTCGGAACAAGCTGTCCGTCTTCGGCCATGTCAAAACCAAGAATACGGTTGTTCCCCATTCGGTAAATACCGCGTTTAAAATTCTGTTCATACTGCCAGCGGACATTTTTGCTGATAGAATGGCTCTCTTCCTGTGCCACCGCCGCCAGAATGGAAAGGATAAAATCGGTGGCGGAGTCCATGGTACTGATTCCTTCCCGTTCAAACCGGACTTCGACGCCTTGGTCCTTCAGCTTTCTTGTATACGTTTGGCAGTCCGCCACGTTTCTGGCAAACCGACTAATGCTTTTCGTAAGAATCACATCGATCTTCCCGGCAAAAGCGTCTTTCAAGAGCCGCTTGAATTCCGGTCTGTGCGCCGCGCTGGTGGCGCTGAATCCCTCGTCGGCATATATTCCAACATTCTCCCAGTCAGGATTTGCATCAATCAATGCTTGATAATACCGCACCTGCGTTTCAAAGCTTTCACCCTGTTCGGGCAGATTCGTACTAACACGACAATAGGCCGCCACACGGAGCTTACTTCTGGCAATTTTCATGTCCCTTCTGAGTTCAATGATTTCGCTCATGCGATTCTCTCCTCATTATGTTTATTGTGTAAAAATGATCTTTCAGCTGACTTTCTCAATCGGAACCAAGTCGACATGGATGCCTTGGCCAGTAATTTCCACCCTTTTGACCGTTCTGAGCATGACTTCTGTATCAAAATGCTCTACATCCACTCGATTCCATCCGAGCTGTTCAGCAATCGCTTGCAATAGCTCAGTTTCTTTTATATTTCGGTTTTTGCAGCCGTTTCCGGCTTTGCCTTTCTGCCGCTCCGCGCAGTTCCAGTATTTATAAGATTCTCCGTTTCGGCTTGTCACAGTTCTGCGCTTGTACGGAGCGCCGCACTCCCCACAGAAAACCAGTCCATATAAAAAGTGCGCAGAGCTCTTTTTGTAAACGCCCTGCGCCTTGATGTTTTTTTGTGCCTTCCTGCGAGTCCTGACGCGCTCCCAGGTCATGCGGTCAATAATCGCTTCGTGGTCGTCGGTGATGTAATACTGCTCAAAGGACACGGTGTGGTCCGGCCGCTTGGTAAGATAATTAAGGGGTGCCCGCTTTTGTATCAAACGGTCACCCACATAAATTTCATTATCCAATATACGAAGTATCGCGTCGGTGGAGAGCGGTTTTCCGCTGCGTATTCCTTTCGCTCCGGCCGCACGGAGCCGATTTTCGATTTGTACAAGCGGCAACCCATCTGCATAAGCCCGGAACACCATCTTCACCATCCAAGCGGCATCATTAGGCACAAGCTCGCCGTTCACCTCGTCATACCCCAGTACCCGGTTGTTTCCCATATGGCGAATGCCTTGTTCCGCATTTTTCCGATAACTCCACTTGGTATTTTCCGAGATCGAGCGGCTTTCCTCCTGCGCCACCGTCGCGAGCAGGTTAAACACCATATCGCTGGAAGCGTCAAAAGAGGAAATCGCTTCGCGCTCGAATCGAATCTCTACGCCATGAGCCTTCAGCCCATGAACATACCGCTGGGCGTCCACCACATTACGGGCAAAGCGGGAAATGCTCTTGACAAGGATAACGTCTATCTTCCCATCCAGCGCGTCGGCAACCATCCGCTGGAACTCGGGCCGGTGTTCGGCGCTCGTGCCGCTGATCCCAGGGTCTGCATATACACCGCAAAACTCCCACTGGGGATTACGCTGAATATAAGCAGTATAATACCGCACCTGGGTGTCGAAGCTCATCATCTGCTCTTCGGCCTCGGTACTCACACGTGCATAAGCGGCGACGCGCTGTTTTCGTGAATCGCGCCGGCTCTCAATCCTCTGTATTTTCATTCTGCGCCGTCCTTTCTCCACCTTGGAATGGGTGCGGTCTGCTGTCCTGCTCCCGCACCTTTTTGCAGCAGTTTTGAATACTGCTATTATGCTGCTGGGCGTTACCGATCCATTTATATTCCTTTTCCGTATGCTTGGCATAAGGCAATTCACCGGGCTTGTCATAAGTGATAGGGACAAAGCTCCTCACGCCGAATTTCCAGTTTACCACGCCCTTATCCCACTGGACGCCGGCTTTTTCCGTCGTATGAAAGCTGATGGACTCCACCAAGTCGTCGAGGAAGATGTACTCCACCCGAGCCAGGTCGGGGTCTTTTTCTTTCCACTTCAGCGCTTTCGCCGCCGCCCTGCCGAGAGCGCTGTGCTTTTCTGCAAGGCATTTTAAATCATCTATGTTCAACTCTGCATAGGCCGTCTTAACGATTCGGTCAATATACTTTGTCCGAACAGCGTAGTGCTGACAGGTGCTCTTCCGGGTAACTGTTCCCTCCGTCGGTTTGTCAGTCAGAAATGGATCGAAAGCAATAATATCGTCACGCTCTCCGCCGCATGTCCATACGCCGGGATTGCTGTTGATCGGCAAGTGACAGCCAATCATTTTGGCCCCGCAGAACGGGCAGATTAGTGTTCCATAATAAGGATACTGCATACACCCCTGACGTGTATTCCGCATGGAAGCAATGGTCTGCACCATGTCAAAGGTCTTGCGGTCAATAATGGGCTCATGGTGATCCTTGACCTTATAGCTCGGCACGACGGTCTGATCATTCCTGATTTTCCTGTGTGTGAGGAAATCCACGGTATAGCATTTCTGCATGACAACGTCACCTACATGCTTTTCATTGTGAAGCACCTCCGCTACCGTTTTTGTCCACCAACGCCCGCCGCTTGCGGAGGGAATCCCTTCGGTGTTCAGAATTCCGACGATTCGCGGCAGAGAACAGCCCTCAGCGTACATCCTGAAAATACGGCGCACCACTACAGCTTCTTTCTCATTGATTTGGAAGTTTCCATCTGCATCCTTTACGTACCCGAAAGTCCGCGACCACTTTGGCCTGCCTTCCGCAAAGCGTTTTCTCATACCCCACTTCATGTTTTCAGAAATGCTGTGGCTTTCCTCCTGCGCAACGGCAGCCAGTATGGAAAGCAGCATTTCGGAGGAGGAGCCGGCGGTATCCAGATTGTTTTCATCAAAAAGAACGTTTACGCCAAGTTCCTTGAGTCTTCGGACATATTGCAGGCAGTCCATTGTGTTGCGGGCAAAGCGGGAAATACTTTTTGTAACGATATAGTCTATTTTCCCGGCTTCGCAGTCAGCAATCATCCTTTGGAACTCCACACGTTTTTCAGCGGTCGTACCACTCAAACCCTCGTCTGCATAGACGCCGACCAGTTCCCAGCCGGGATGGGAAGCGATCAGGGTTTTGAACGTCTCGACTTGCGTATCCAGGCTGGTCTGCTGAATTTCCTTATCCGTACTGACACGGCAATAGGCCGCCACCCGCACGATCGGGATTTGGTTCTCGCTTTGCGTTGTGTCCCGGCGAAGTACCTGAACGCCGGGCGAAACGATATCCTTTTTTATATTCTTCAGCATGCCTGCCGCCTTTCAACCCGACCGGCGCGCTTGTTCCGGGCGGCTACGATTTCACCCGCGCGATGGAACGTATCTCTGTCAACAATGGCGGCATGATGGTCTTCAATATAATACTGGTGCCGCTGGCCCCGGTTTTTCACCTGCTTTCCGGCAAGCAAGTCCGGTTTATAGCTTTTGTTTGTCAGAATATCCCCCATATAGACCTCGCTGGTGAGCAGGCCGTAAATACGGCTGTGTGTCCATCGGACTTCCGTTTTATCCCGTGCTTCCAGAGCGTTCAGAGCGTCGAGAATATCTTTGTAGCCATAACCCTCGCACGTCATTTGAAAAGCAAGGCGCACGCGCTCGGCCTCCGGTTCGTAAATCTCCCAGCGTGCAGCGCCGTCCTTTTTCACCTTTTTATATCCGTATCGCACCATACGCGCGGGGTTCCCGGCAGCATTTCGGTATTCGTGCGCCCAGCGGATGCTTTGACTGATGTTATTGGATTCCTCCTGCGCCAGCGCCGCCAAAACGGACAGCAGCATCTCGCAGCAGGGGTCCATAGTGTTCAGCCCCTCTTTCTCAAAAATCACGGGGATTCCTTTTTCTCTCAACTCACGGATACACTTCAAGCAATCTCCCAGATTCCTGGCAAAGCGGGAAACACTTTTTGACATAACCAAGTCAATCTTGCCTGCCATGCAATCGTTCATCATACGCTGGAACTCCGGGCGCTTTACAGCCGACAGGCCCGATATGCCGTGATCGCCATACACGTCTACAAGAGTCAGCGTAGGGTCGGCATCAATGCGTTTTCGGTAATAATCGCATTGCAGCTCATAAGAATCAGCCTGCTCTTCCTGCAGAGTGCTGACCCGGCAGTAGGCAGCTACGCGGCGGACGCTGGTTTCACCAGTGGCAGGCACTACTGTCGCTTCCCGCCGAAAAGCCTGTATGTTCTTTTCACTCATGCGTACACCTCCCAAGGGTAACAAAAAAGACGTCCAGCGTATTTGCTGAACGTCTTAACATTATAAGAGAGACCGGCCGATGCCCGGTTCTTCTCTCTTCGACATGTGTTTGATTGTCTCATGCTCAATATGTCCTTTCTGCATAAGCGCAGTAATAATTCCTTCGGTGTCATGCATATTACCTCTGGTGCCCGGATATATCAAGCGATTTAGGGCCTTATACCTTATATAATATAGGGACCCGCGAGGCATGTCCTGTATAGGTGTACAAACCTCGCGGATTCAAAACTCTCTACAGCTTTTCCGCGTAATCCAGAGAAATCCAGCCGTTGCGTGCAGCTTGATAGGCTTTGAGCAGACCCCAGCAGGTCGCCCCGGTGCCATTGGCATCCTCGACGATAGTAAACACGCCTTTGCCCGTATACTTGCCGACAGTGCCGTAATTGGTACCGGGACCTTTCCGTATGTTCAAGTCGGGAATGACGACTCTGACGCGGTACGGGGTAAACCCAGAAGACGTATCTGTCGCAGGCTGCGGCGTACCTTCCAGCCGGGCGTTGATCTGCTCGGCGATGTAAGGGAACTTGCTCTCCAGATACGGTCCCGGACAGGCGGTAGCGGCGAACCACTTATGCATGGTAAGATTGCCGGATTTATCTCCCGTGTAATTGATGCGGACGATGCCGTTACGCTGGCAGATGTCAACGCACAGGTCGATCAGCTTCGCAAGCGCCGTATCGCTGACGTGCCAGTCGCCGCCGGCCTCGTCATTTGCGACCTCGATGGTGACGGCGCGGTTGTCGTTGGCGCTGTTGGAGCTGCACCAGCTTCGGTTTGCTTCATCCACATACAGCCCGACCCGGCCGTCCGTGCCGATGCCGTAGTTGGCGCTGGCTTTCCGGCTGGAGGGCGCGAACACACCGCCACACTGCTCCACGGTAAGATTGCCAGCCATATGGTGGATGGTGATCTTGTCAATGGAGTGATTTCGCGGTTTGCTGCAGTTCGGACTGAACTGCGTGTAATTTGCAAGACTGCTGTTGCTCATGTTATTTTTCCTCCTTTTCGGCGCGGTCATGGAGTTGCTCCAGCACGGCCTTCAGCTTTGTGGGAATGGGCAGACCAAGATGGCCGGCGTTCTCCAGCAGGGACACGCCCTCATTGGAGATGTAGAAGAAGATGACCGCCGTGCGAAGAACACAGCCGGTGCCAATCACCTGCGCGTCCAGAATGTTCGCTACCCCTACGAGCAGGAAGATAAGCACCTTCTTGAAGATGCCCCTGAAGCCAACCGCGCTGGAGAGCTTTTTGTCTACCACGGCGCACATGACGCCAGTGACGTAGTCGACGACCACGAAAGCAATCAGAGCATAGAGCAAGCCGTCACACCCTCCCAGAAACCAGCCGAGCCATCCGCCGATAGCGGCGAACACGAGCTGAATCACATTCCAAAATTCCTTCATGATAAAATCCTCCTTGTTTATTGCATTAAAAAAGCAGCTGCCTGTGCCGGACAGCCGCCTTCCATCTGAGTTTGTTATGCTTCCTCCACCGTATAGGTGATCTTCATCGTCTTATCCGCCGTCTTGATCACGGAGGTCGACAGATTGTTGATGCTCGCAAGATACGGCGTCACGAGAAACAGCGTCTTGTAACAATGGAGCAATTCCGAAGTGTCTGCATGGCATAGCAAAGAATGTCCCGGCTGGTCGCCTGAACGATGTTTTCCACGAATTTCGGGCCGTAGGAATCCAACCGTTCCCACTTCTTCGTGCCGCCGACACCCTCGTAGGTAATACACTGACCGCCGAATTTGTTTTCACCGATGCGCGGTTTCACATAAGCGAGTCTCCGGCCGGAGGGCA